GGAAATCCGGTTGAACTTCTAGATCCATTAAAGTAATCAAATGATTACGGGTCACAGAAGTATTCGAATCAAGATTCATTGTGGTTAAGAGAAACTCTTCTCTAAATGTTTCATATCCAAAATCCTGACCTCCTTGTAAGAAATTCTTCAAGAAAAGCATATCAATAGCTTTCTGGAGTTCCTTTTTTACTTGTTGATCAGAACAAGGAATCTGATAAGAGCGAAGAAAGTTCAAAGCTGGTAATGTACGCAGAGGTTGGTCCAAGAGTAATTCTCGAAGTCCCGAATGCGTCATACACCGTTTTTGAACTTTCTGTAAAATAACAGGCTTGAGGAAATCCTCATGGTACTCCGATTGGAGTACAGGCTCGTTAAAAATCGCTTCTTCAGATTTCGCGGAAGAAACATTTTTCTCTTCAATTGAGAGATAAGGAATTGAAATGCAATCCTTCATAGGTTCGATTCGTTTAAACATATCATTCAGATAACACAGCTTTGCTGTACGTTCTGAACGTTTATCCAAATCTTTTCCCCATGAAAATGAAAGACCTCCATGACTGATAGGAACCGAAAGGCTCCTAACAGTTTGTGAAAGTTTTATCCTATTAATTGATTTAAAAAGGTCCTGGACCTCCTTTGGATCAGTAGTAGGCATTGCAAATTCCATATCTCTTAAACATTCACCTAGAATTCGACTACGTCTATCTAATAGTTTCTGTTTTCCTGAACCTACAACAGTACCATTCACAACAAGTTGTGAATTAACTGTACCAAAAGTGGGATGAATATAATTCTTCCCTGGAGAGAGATCTAGGCCAAAGGCCTTGACCTCTTTTCTCCATTTTGGGTAAGTTTCAGGACTCGCTCTCATAAGAATGTCGTCACCATTGATTAAATATTTATGGTTTTTAACGCCACTCATTTGAGCAGTACAGTCATTTAATAGACACAGCAAAGGAAAAGACAATAAAGATCCCATTAACTGACCTGAATTCTGAAGAACTGGCTCTAAGCCAGACTTCTTTGGATAAACAAGTAAGTGAGCGGAGATCTCTTTCATGGCCCAACGTTTAGTTGGTTCATGGTCAATAGATTCCAAGATTCCTTCCAAGAGAGCTTTAGAGCCCTCAATTGAAAATGAATCAGTTGCTGCAGTATAGTCTCCGGAAATCCAAACATCTCCCGGGTCTGAGTCATCAAAAATTTGCTGAATAGCATTTTCAAGACGATTCGTTCCATGGGTAAGACAAAATTGTGGGAAATCCCCCAAAGCGAGCCAAAGAGCACGTTGAAGGGGTTTCAAACAAAAGGTATCACCAATTCCAGCAGTAATCGTCCGAACCTTTAAAGGTTCAGGGATAGGTTCCACTCGGACCGGTAACGGTCCTGTAGGTGGAAAAGCAGGAAATTGGAGACACTTCGTTGTTCCGTCTCCAGAAGAGAATTCGAAAGATTGGGTAAAACCCATTTCTTCGATTTCATCTAAAAGAGGTGTAAGAACCGAAGTGTCTTGACACTTGTCTACAACAGTTTGTATCCAATTCTGACGAATGTTTTCATGGTACTTCTTCCGACGTCGAAAGACTTTTCGGAAGAGAGAATAATCTGTCACAGGTTTCCATTTATTTTGGACTCCTTTTTGATCAAAATCGGTTGTCCGATGAAAAAAAGTTTTTTCCGATATTGTATGACCTTTTAACGGTATGTTTCTAGGTCTATCCGGAAAATATAACTTTTCATTTCTCACCCATGAAGGAGACTCTTTCAAACAATAAGTTTGTTGAGCTTCAACATATAACGGGATATGGAAACGTCTCCAAAAGGAGGCATCATCTATAATTGGACATGCTTGATAAGCATAACCGAGGCCCATCCCGTACTTCAAATTTGAAGTAACGATGATGATAGGGGAACAAAATTTTGTACCCTTTTCATCAAGGTGAGCCATAGGAAGGACATATGGACAACAAGACACTAAAGTTTGAAATTCTTTAATATCTTTACCGTCTTGGACCTGACCTAAATCGTCAAAGACGAC